CTGCACCCGCAGAACAGCAGACACAGGACCCGCAGGGGTTCAATCCCGCGACTGCTGGCTGGTTCGACAAGGGCGCAGAAGAAGAGACTGCACCGCAGGCTCCCGCAACCGATCCGCACCGCTCGCTTCTCGGCGCACTGATGGGCTGGGACGACATCCCGTACGGAAAGAAGTGGAACCACTACTTGCAGCATGGCTTTGTGGGCGTCTCCCAGCAGAACGTGAACAACATCACGAAGATGGCACAGATGGAAAATCAGGGCGGACTCGCAGGTCCGGGCGCCACTTACGGTCAGGAACTTAGGGCAAAGGAAACCAAGCGCCGTACTCTCATGAACCAGTGGGACAAGCTCCTTGCGGACTGGAACGCGGGTCGCTACGCTGGCGACGAGCAGAGCCTCAACTGGTTCTACGGCGTTGCGAACAACCTCCGTAACGAACTCGCGGCGGAGGGCATCAACCCGAACACTCTCCGCCCGCCTAGCATCAACGCTGGCGGTTTCGCGCAGGGCTTCCAGAAGTACCTTGCGGACGACCGCGAAAAGCTCGACTGGCTCGGGAGCTGGATGGAACAAATCCAGCAACACGCTTCCCAAGACCCGAACTGGCTCAACAGCACCGCAGCACAGGCGGAGTTCGACAAGCTGTCAGAATATGTCATCATCAACTGGGCGCAGAGCAAGGGTGCAATCGCGGACGCGGAAAAGGTCCGTGCTCAGGTGGAAGCCATGCCGAAGCAGGACCGTATCGTGTTCGACGCTTTCATGAGAAACTTCTTCGACGCGAACACTCTTGCACAGGTCAATGCACTCGCAGCCGCTGGCGATTACAGCGCATTGCAGACTGTCGAGTCGTTCAATCAGCTCATGGGCATGGTGGACCGAAACGAACGGCTCAGCAAGTTCGACAAGAAGACTGGCAGATTTACGCAATCGGACAACGTATCTTACTGGCTCGACGCGCTTACGGACGGGTACGTGAACTTGATTAAAAATCAGGCGAACATCCCGATCAACATTCAGGCGGCTGTCAGCTCCTACAAGAACTCTAGGGACTCGTTCCTTGAGTACACGATGCAGAACGCAAACGTGGACCGTCAGGCAGTGTGGGACATGGCGATGGACCAGCTCGGCATGTACCAGAGCAAGTACAATTCCAAGCTCCCGAAGCTCGGTCTCCAGTGGGGATGGGGCTACACTCCGCGCAAGGTCGATAGGGGCTTTGGCGACTATCTCAAGAACTGGCAGTCCCAAGTTCCGACATCTGGAGTCATGCAGAACGCACGACTTGCCTATGGTCACGTGCCTAAGCCTGTCTCTACTGGCGTTCCGTTCGGTGTTGGCAAAGGAGGAAGATAATGGATTTACTGAGAAGTGACGAATACAGACGCGAACTCCCAGACAACTTCAAGCGCTACATCCGTGGCACTGCGCCGGGCTGGGAGGCTCCGCAGAAAGGTCCGAGCGAAGACTTCGACACGTTCAACGACTTGCTCCGCTTCGGGGCTATCATGGGCGAACACGACCCGCTCAACCGAAAGTACAAGACCGTCGAAGAACTTGATGCTGACCACCCGAACGTGAGGGCGCTCGCGAACCAGATGGTCAAGGCTCGTCTGGGCATGTACAGCTCCGACGAGGACTGGGCTAAGGACAAGGACTACGGCTGGATTTTGGACATCAAGGACAACCCAGTTCCAGAGTCCAGACTGTTCCAGCCGCGTCAGGCTTCCGACGGTTCGTACTGGGGCGAAGATACGGAAGAAGCGGAAATGCTCAAGCAGACAAATCCGCAGATGTATCAGGCACTCTACGACAAGTTCGTGAGCGACGTTACCGGCTGGGCTAAGAACAGCAGGAACTATTCACTCCGTCACGGAACACGCGAAGAAGCTGGCGAGTCCCCGTGGTATCGTACGACTGACGAGCTGTCGGACGCCATCACGAGCGACGAGGGTATCGGGCGAGAATATGACTACGCCATGCAGCGCGTGCTTCAGGACGAGTTCCTCAAGACCATGCAGGAAGACATGGCGTCCAAGAACCCGACTTACTTAAATGCACTTAAAAGACACTTAATGTCCGACTGGGATTACTCCAAGGGGAACCCGACATTTGAGGACTTGCGCCAGAAGCAGGCGGAAGCTCGCAGATCGTGGCTCGACCGCGAAGAGTTTGAACGTCCGAGCGCATTGAAGACAGCACCAGCGAACCTGCTGGCTCCCGCGTTCAGCAAGACCCACTTCGACCCCGAACTCAACTACAAGACTTCCAACCTCGAAGCCGGTGCGCGTCTGGGCAGTGATGCACTTGTGGACGCGCTACCACTGCTCTACGGACCGAAGTTTGTAGGGGCGGGCGCACGAGCACTCGGAACGAGAGTGCCGTACGGTCTCGTTCCAACTGCCGAAAAGATTGGTGCGATGCTTGGCGGTGCGACCTCTGGACTTGCGGACTACGGAGTGGGACGCTTGCAGAACACTGTACTGGATGCCGCGACTGGTACTGGTAGCGACAACTCCCCGATTAACGCAGTTGACGCAAGTGCCGCGATACTGCTCGGCGGAGCACTTGGTCGTCCAGTGTTCAAGAGCAAGGGACTCCCCTATGGTCAGCGCATCAGGCAGGTCATCGACCGCAAGGACCCGAAGACCGTGACCACTGGTGACATCAGTGATGTAAAGCGCGTGATGAAAGAGCGTACCAGTGGCAAGAAGACGGGAGTGGATAACGTTTCCGACTGGGGTACTAAACAGAAGTACAGGGGTCTCGCCTACGAGCAGTACAAGAAAGATTACCCTGACGAAATGGCACTCCGCTATCCAGCACCGAAAGCTGGCAAGCAGAAGTACGACGAGTACTTTGCGAACCCTATGTTCGCAGGTTGGACTGACGAGCAAAAGGACGCGCTGTGGGCTGTCCGCAACAACAAGGACTTCAAGCAGTTCTTCGGGGAGGAACCCGACATCATCACTCCGGGCGAGTACGCCAAGGACCGTCGCAAGTACCGTGGCGAAGTCGCAGCGCAGGGGGACGTTCCGCAGAAGAATACTGGCATCCACAAGCTCTACGAAAATGTTAAATTCGGTACTGGTGGCGTAGATGACGACGGCGAACGCTGGTTCAGGGAGGCACTGCCCGACCAAGACAAGGCACGCAAGAAGTCCGCTGCTGACTATCACAGAAGAAAGGAACACAAAATCCCAGACTTCACGACTCTGTACAACCTCAAGCGCGAACAGAACGCCAACTACGCTAGACCGTGGCAGAGAGTAGGAGCACGCCTGACGGAAAACGTCGTCCCGTTCGGTCAAATCATGGGAGTCGAACCCGTGAAGTACGAAGACAAAAAGGAGTAAATATGGCTAAGACTATTTCGCTTTGCGACACGCACAGGCTCCCCTATCCGAACGCGGTAATCACTGCGTACAAGATTGGGGCTGACGGAGAACCGACAACCACCCGTCTCAAGTTCAAGCACGGCAGGGACGGATCGCTTGATTATCTCGAAGTCAAGACGAACGCTCGCGGGTATCTCTGCGACGAGAACGGCAACATCTACTCCAAGGGCATCTTCCTCGGAGAAAACGGCTTCGTAAAGGCTACGTTCCTAGATGGCACGAGCACCACTTGGCAGGTGGTAGTGGACGACGATACGGAAGTGAACGACGGCAGACTGCTCGGCGTAATCGACCCTAGCGCCCCGGACTCCCCTGACAACCTCGAACAGAAGTGGAGCGCGAACTCCAAGGAAGACTACACGCTGGACTACAACCACCTGACCAACCGCCCGCGCATCAACGAGTGGATGGAACTGGAGCAGTTCGTAATCATGGAAAAGATGGACGATACTGTTCAGGTGGACAAGTTCGCCAAGACCATGACCATCACTGCCGACGAGGGTGTTGGTCCGAAAGACTGGGAATTTGACGGGACGTGGAAGTTCAAGCCCGCTGACCCTCGCGATGCCAACCCGAACACGACTTGGCAAATCAAGCTGACTGCGGACCCGAGCCGAGTAGCCCAGCTGGTCTGCGTCCGCAACTGGACTCCGTGGAGACTCACGCTGTTGTCCAATGACGAGACTCCGAAAGTCATCGCCGTTCTCGACGCGTTCGACGGAGTGAATGTGAACAACGGAAAGTTCGTTAGCTTGTTCGGAACTGCCGAGACCAGACTTCCGTTCAGGGGAGCACCTGACTTGGAACGTCTCGGGATGCTGTGGCAGGTAACTTACGACAAGGACAAGGCAGCGGAAATCAACGAGAACTCCAAGCTTGCACCGCTTGTCATCAATGACAACACTCCCGACATCGTGCGAGTGGTCTTTGTCGGTACGGCTGACCATAACGACTTGAATAAGCTTCGCTTGTTTGTAAAGTCCGCAGTGACAAAGGCACGCAGGATTAGGATTTTCCTCCAAGACTTGTGGACCGTCAAGGGTCGAGTTGTGACCAACGTAAACGGCGCTGGCAGTGAAATCAACATCGCCGCCATCGCGAACTTCTCGATTGCGGAGTTCTACGTTACGCCGTCCAGTACGACCGACTCAGAGTTCCTCCAGCTTGCCAACTGTCTCGACAAGGCTGGCAACACGTTTGTACCGAACGGAGGGCTTACCGAGGGCGTCGCTCCAGACGTGACGAGAGTGGAATGGGTGGTCCCGAGTTCGGCTACCACCTTGACGATGAAGACTCTCAGCTTCGACAGCGACACGCTTACTGATAAAGTAATTTACTTTGTCATCAACAACCAGAAGTCCGACACGTTCACTTTGAAGTTGCAGTTCGGGAGCGGGGACCTGAACATCCCTATCGGCGTCGGAGTAAACAGCTTCATCGTCCACAAGTCCGGCATCTACTTCTCGCTGCTCAGTGGCAATGCGAACGGCGCTTCCGACAAGAACTTCGGTATCTCGTACGTAGGCTACAACAACTACGTGTGGACGTACAAGTTGCAACGCACCAACCCGTCGCAGGACACTATCCGAGTGAACATCCCGTACCTCATGCAACTGGCAGGGATGAACCGCAGTTCGTTCCCGCATGATAACGAGCATCCATCCATCGTGTTCGAAGTGGATGGCGCACTTACTTTGGATGTACAGACAACTGTTCATCTTGACATTGACGCTTACTCCGTTTACAAAGACGGGTCCAACTTCGGGAACGCAGCAATCTTTTTCAAGAACGTTGGCGTGCTCGGTAGTAACAGCGTAAGCATCACTGACCTGTTTGACGATGACACTCGTTGCTTCTGTGTTTCCAAGCAGAAGATCGCTGTGCCGGTGCGTCCGACCAGTTCAGGCGTCATCGTATCGCCGGGTACTTTCGAGGAGCCGTAATGACAGAAAAGGACATTGAACTCCAACTGTGCAAGGAGAACTTCATGTTTTTCGTGGGGTTCATTTTTGTCCACTTGTACAAGAAATGCTTTATCTGGTACGAGTTCCACAAACAGCTTGCCCAGATTTTGCTTGACTTGCCGAACACGAAGCGCGTCATCGTGAACGCGCCTCCGCGTATCGGCAAGACCGACCTTACAAAGTGCTACATCGGGTGGCGCTTCCTCAATGACCCTAGCTCGACAGTCATCTACTGCTCGTACGACGAAGCACTCGTCGCAAGAAAGAACCGCGAAATCAAGGAAATGCTCGTCTGGCTTTCCAAGTACTTCGACATACCCGACCTCAAGCCTCTCACTCAGGCGAACGGCAAAAAGGAATGGACGAACCGAGCTGGCGGTATGATTTTGGCTCGCGGTACGAACTCCAACGTGACAGGTAGTGGCTGTAACACTCTGCTCGTTTGCGACGACCCGAACAAGCCTCAAGACCGCATCAGTGCGACCATCCTCGCTAGACGCTGGCAGGTATTCAAGAGCACCATCCGCAACCGTATCGACTTGCCGGAGGTACCTATCCTCATCATCCAGCAACGCGTAGCCAGCCAGGACCTGACAGGGTGCCTACTCGCGGACACCGAAGAAAAGTGGGTACACTACAAGTTTTCCGCCATCAAGGAGAACGGCGAAAGTATCTGCCCCGAACGACTGCCGGTCTCGGAAATCGAGAAGTACAAGTCCGACCCGTTCACGTACAACGCGCAGTACTTGCAGGTGCCACTCGACGACATCGGCAAGATGTTCAAGAAAGACCAGATTACGTTCTCGCTCACGAGACCGGCGACCACTGCCATGCGTCTCGTCATCAGCGTGGACGCGGCTGGCAAGGGCGACATCGGAAACGACTTCAACGCCATCGCAGTGTGCGGTCGTATCGGTCCGAAGTACTACGTCCTCGAAGTGCTCAACTTCCACGCTGACATCACTATGCTCATGGCGAAGATCAAGGACGTCCGCAGACGCTGGGGTTCCACGACTCCAGTCCTCATCGAGAACAAGTCCAACGGTCTTGCTGCCATCCAGCTACTCCGCCGTGAAATGAGTGGCATCCTAGAGGCGACTCCGACCAAGGACAAAGTTGAACGGGCTATCGTGGTCAAGTACCTGTTCGACGCTGGCGACGTTTCGTTCTCTACTCACGGACTCGTGTGGGGAGAAATCCAGAGCCAGTTCACGCAGTTCCCTCATGGCAAGCACGACGACATCGTGGACGCCGTTGTGCAGGGACTTACGTGGCTGACGAAGTTGCCAGACACTCGCAAACTTTCTAACGTACCACCAGTAAACCTTAGCCGTCCACAATACGGGAGACCCAAGTATGCAGGTAATGGATATAGTTAATCGCGCCGCTCTTCAGTCTGGAGTGGTGCCGTCGTTCAATCCCGATGAAGTTCCAGAGGACGTTCAGGCTCGCGGTGCCGACATCCTTCGCTTCGAGATTATCCCATGTATCAACTGTGACAGACAGCTCGACGTTACGGAAGTAATCCACCGAGCCTGCCCGAAGAATGGCGTCGTGGACTTGCGCACGACTCCCGACAATTACCGCAGACGCATCTACGGAAGTTGCCCGATGACGAAAGCCGAACTGCTCAAGGTCGAGAACGTGAGCTATCAGGGCGCGGAAGTCCCGTGCCTAGTGAACGTCCGTGTACTGCTGGACAGCTACGGCATCACTGACGGCTTCGGGAACAGCCCGACGGAGTTGAACCACACCGAGTACTGGGACACCGACCAATTCGGCAATCCGCGTAACATCGCAGTATGGACGGACGACCACTTCCTCGTGGAAATCGACAGTGGTCATGAGTGCGACCCTGACGTTACAAAGGTCAATCCACTCTACAATGTCCCGTTCACTCCGATGCGAGTGGACGAAATCTACCGCGAGTGCGACGGTGCAGCACTCAAGTACATCCACGCAGGGGAGTTCGTATCTACCGAGTTCAGATATGCGCAACTCGTGTTCATGACTGAGGACTATCCCGACAGGCTCCGACTCCGCTTCGGTCGCAACTACTCCGGCGAAGCGCTCGTCATCCTCCCAGTGCCGGTGCGCATCATCAACCAGTTCGACGAGCCGAGACCGTGGGAGGGCGAACTTGTGGCGCCCGAGAAGTTCAGGAGCTTCATCACGCTCACTCTGGCGTACAGGCTTGCCGTGGAGTACGGCATCGCGTCTGCCGAAGCTATGGACAAGCTCGCGGCAAAGGCATATAACTTCCTACTCAAGAACCCGTCCAAGCACGAACATCCGCAGGACGTTACCCGCAAGATTTCGGAATACTTGGCACGTGGCAGGGGCTGGAGGGTAGGCAACACCAACAGCGCTTATGGCGGAGGCTTCAATGGGTAAGTTCGAGGGTATCAGGGAATATCATGACGGGATCGCCGTCAGTGAATACATGAACATGCTCCCTATGGGGGACACGTGCTTGGACCGAGTGGGCGACAGGATTAAGTACCCGAACGCCTCCCCGTCAGCACTCCACTACAAGTACCGTGCTTCGTTTAAAGACTCCAGCGACAACATCTACATGGTCATCGGTCCGTACCTGTACTTGCTCCGACCGACAGTGGACGGCTATGCAACTCCCAGTCCGATGCTGTACTGGAGCGATGCAGACCAGACTTACCATATCTTGTCCATCGACACTGGACATCCAGTGACGTTCTGCGAGTCCAGTATCAAGCCGACAGTCGTGTACATGTGCGACGGGCAGTACATCTACATGTGGAACACCACTGAGAACAGGACAGGGTTGAACTCCCGCAACTGCTTTATCGTGAACGGTCTCATGCTCCCCGGCATGTCAGTACCGGGCGAGGTCAACGGCACTCCGCGTTTCGAAGCACAGCCAAACGTCATCGACTACTTCCAGAACCAAGACGGCAACGCTTTCGACATCGCCGAGGACGGGATTTCAAAGGCTGCAAGCATCTGCTGGTTCGACAACAAGCTGGTCATGCGGAGCAGGGACAAGAACACAGTATGGATTAGCCGTACTGACCCTGCCTACTTCTTCCGTAACCCGAGCGTAATTCCGTCCGCGCCTATCGACAACTTCCCGCTCTGGAACTCGTGGTATTCGTCCACGAACAGCGCGGACAGGCTGGTGGACGTGGCGAGCTTCAGGGGTCAGCTCTACCTCATCAACACCCACTCGGTCGAGATTTGGGGCAGGACTGGTAACGAGGATAGCCCAATCCAGAGCAACACCACTCAGGTCATCCACTACGGCGGACGCTGCCCGCTCATCATTCAGGACAGGCTGTTCATCATTTGCAAGGATGCCAGCGGTCACGAGGGAGTTGGCATGTTCACTGACCACTTCGAGAAAATCAGCAACGCCGAAATCGAGCGCAGGCTCGGGCATCCCCTTGACCTCCAGCTGATTGCCCAGCGCCACGAGAACTACCTGTACGTGCGCACAAAGGAGTCGTCTGGCTTCCTGTTCCGCGAGGGCAGGTGGTCGAGCTGGAAGTCCCCTGCCGACGAGGAAAACCCAGTGGTCTGCACGATCTACGGGGAGCTTGCCGCGAGCCTCAACGGGGACATCCTTGAGTTCGACGAGAGCAGTCGCCTGACCAACAGCGGGCGCAGGCTCCAGCGGTACATCAGGGACGGCTTCGAGCAGTTCGACAGGCGCGTGATTTTCCGCAGGGTCGAATGTACGATGGATGCCGGACGCTACTCCGACGACTACGTTCCGCCTCCCGACGGCGAGAAGCCTCACGACATGGAAGTGTACATCGCGCTATCCGTGAACCGAGGCTTGAGCTTCGGGCAACCGCTGTACCGAAAGTTCGGCAGGGCAGGGCAGAACAACAAGGTCATCGAGTGGCGCAACCTCGGAAGCGGAAACTCCGTATTGCTCGAAGTCGGTACGACCTCCCCCGCAAGACTGCAAATTTATGGTCTTAGAATTGATGCACAATAATTGCACGTAAACACGCGTTCAAACGCGTTTTTCTGTTACCCATATAAGAAGACCCGCGCCACAAAACGCGGGCTTTTTCGCATGGTTACGATGAATTATTTACGATGAATGTTTTACGATGAATGTAGATTTTAGACCACCAAATTTTCTACTATATCAATGCGGAATTAGACCGCCTAACATCATCAACACTTAACAGGTGAGTACATGAAACTTACATTTTTCGATATTGAAACTTATAACGAGTTGTTCTGCTTCTGCGGAATTACTTACAACAGCGAAGACCACAGCGAAGTATCGCGCCTCTGCGTGCATAGCGACTTCAAGACTGGCGTGGTGGACCAGTTCGACTTCGACAAAATCAACGACTACCTGATGAACGCTGGCGACTTCATCCTGAGTTACAACGGGACGCGGTTCGACTTGCCGGTACTCGCGAAGATGAAGTCGGACATCAAGAAGATGTGCCAGACTTCCCAGAGTTACATCCACGAAGACGCGAATATGCTCATCAGCTTCGACGACAACCGCAACCCGATGACTCGCAACTTCTACCAGTACAGACCGTGGAACGCCAAGCACTTTGACGTTCTCAACAACTGCCTGCTCGGTAAGAGCTTGAAGCAGTGGGAAATGTACTGCAACCTCCCAATCAGGGAACTCCCGTACGACCCGAAAGCATCTCTCACTCAGGAGATGAAAGACAACATCATCTCGTACTGCTATCATGACTGCTGGGCTTTGGCTCAAGTGTTCTGGCGTTTCGGAAGTGGCGAAATCAAGTGGCGCAACATCTACCCGCTCCCCGCCCGCTTGAAGATCGTGGAGCTGTGGGACCCGTCCATGCCGTTCAAGTTCGACCGCACCGCGCAGGCTCTCTCGGCAGGTATAATCTACCGCACGAACGCTCCCATCCCGCCAAAGACCAACGACCCGCTGGAACTCTTTGACCTCAACGAGTTTGAAGTCCCGAACGAAGTCAAGGACATCATCAGGCTTCTCGCCCACTCCCATCCGATGACTGAAAGGGAAAAGAACGAGCTTGCCGCCCGCTGTGTTTACAAGGGCATCCAGATTGGCAAGGGCGGTTGCCACTACATCGTAAAGGGCGAGCACACGAACATCTATGCTCTCGATGTTGCCAGCGAATATCCGCGCATTACCCGCCACTGGGCGCTCCTCAAGACGCCTGACGCTCTCGCAAGATGGAGCGACCTCATGGAAAGGCGCTTCGCCATGAAGAAGCTCAAGGGTACTCCCGAATACGACGCTGGTATTGACGCGTCCATCAAGCTCACGCTCAATTCCCTCTCTGGCGGTTTCCGCATCCGTACTGGTACGTCAGTTGCATACGACCCTGCTGTGGGCGAAGCCATGTGCTACATCGGTCAGCTCATCGTGATTGAACTTGCGCTTGCCTGCCCCGACTGGGAGGACGTGGTGGAAATCAACACCGACTCCGTATTCATCAAGGGCGACCGCAATATCGAGTTCATGCGCAAGAAGTGCGCACAGATGCTCCAGAAGTACGACATGCTCTTTGAAGAAGAACACTTCGACCGCGCCTACTTCCGCGACGTGAACAACTACGGCATCTACGACAAGGACGGCAACCTCCTTGACGGACGCGGACTCGACTACTCCGACGCCATCAAGAAAAACCACGAAAAGGCAGTCATCTTTGAAATGTTCAACAACCTGCTCCGCCCTGAACTCAAGCTGGACTGGAGCAAGTACGACTGGACAGACTTTATCTACAAGTGGCACAAGGCATCGTCCAGCAAGTACGCCGCGTTCAACGGAGTCCCGTTCGACCACAAGAACTACTACTTCCTCTGGACTACGCGCGACGTTCCCGAAGCTGGCACCGTCCAGTTCTCGAACACTCTCATGGACACGAAGAACGGGAGCATCAAGAGCCGTTACGGGGTCTTCGCCTTTGACATCAAGGACTTGGAGAAGTACAAGGACAAGATTGACTACAAGCAGTACCAGCGCGACCTTGACGAAAACTTCTGGCTGTGGGACCGCAAGGACCATATCCGTACTTTCCTCGGCGATACGAAGACCCGCAGGGCTAAGGGTATCAAGAGTCCCAAGAGCCTCAAGGAACTTTCGCAGTTGCTCTATCCGTGGACGGAGGAAATCAAATGAGCGAACTTGAAACGTTTAGTAGCAACCGAATATACTGGGCTGTGGAACAAGTCGAACGAGAGGTGGGAGACCTGTGCAGTCGTCACTTAGACGACAATATGTTCTACATCAAGTCCGAAGCTGACAAAGTAATAGAGGACAAGGACAAGGAAATTGGGAAACTGAAAGAACAAGTTGCCTTGTTGCAAGCGGAGTTTGTCCCAGAACCAGGAGTGTAAATGAAATCCGAACTTTGCAAATACTGCCCGTCCGAACCGTACTGCCGTGGAACAATCAAGTGTCGAAAATTGACAGACATTGAAGCCACTGCCGTACTTCCGAAAAAGGAGAAGTACAATGGGAACCAAGCATGATTACCGCATCCAGTGCGACAACCACAAAATCGCGCACACGCTGATGCTCGCGGACTTGAACGGAGATACGAAACTCGTGGAATGGTGCGAGCGTGAACTTGAACGGAGGAAGAACATCAAATGAACAGACTCCAGAAAGTGCTCAACATCCTCTCGCAGTTCCCGAAGAAGTCCCAGTCGGTCGTGATGAACGTCATCGACTTTGACAAGATGACTCCCAGCGAGAACTACGTCAAGATCGTGGAGGCTATGATTTCAGTCAGCAAGAACGCCACCCAGCGCGAACTTCTCGAAGCGTACAGGGACATGCGCCCGAACGATACGGAAGTTCTGGAAGCGTTCAAGGGCAAGGGCGCGGAGTCGCTGCAACCGCTGTACTTCAACGACGAGCAGATCGACTTCATCGTGAACAACATCTATCGTAACCGCGATGGCGACTTCCGTCTCATCCCGAACATGCGCCACTGCTCCGCCGAGGCTATGCCGTTGGAGGGTCTCAAGGCTGACGACGACATCATCAGTGCAAGACTTCTCGTCACGCGTGTCGCACCGAACGGGAGCGAACAGACCTTTGACGGACTCAAGGAACTCCGCAAGCAGCCCTATGACGGACCCTACGACGGAGTGTTTTCCAAGATGTCCGCCAACTTGAGGCGCATCAAGATTATCTCCAGTTTCGCCAAGGACGAGCCTCACGGGTTCTTCACTCGCGACGGGCAGATGTACAGAAACGTGTGCTCGCAGATGACGACAGTGAACCCTGAACTTGTGAACGCCAAGTCCCTCCGCAGGGCTATGTTCCTCATGTTCCTCGTGGCAGGCGGTACTGGCAAGGATTGGCAGGCTCTCTATAACCTCGTTCACTTCATGGTGCGCGTACCGAACAGCGCGACGGGCTACGTCCTCTACCTCAACGACTTCGACGCTGGCGGTAACGGCAAGTCCAAGTTCATCGGACTCCTGCACAGGATGTTCGGCGACTCGTTCACAGCGTTCTCGACGCAACAGCTCCGCTTTACCATCAGTCTCATGGGCAAGCGACTGGTCAGCATCAGTGAATACGAAGACTCCGATACTGCCAAGCAGTTGCAGGCTCTCATCAAGTCGATGACTGGTCGTGACAACTTCCAGTACGAGGGCAAGGGAGTGGACCCGATTGTGGCGGAAACATACCAGAACTTCGTAATCAGTTCTAACAAGTACATCTACTTCGACGACAGCGGTATCAAGAGAAGACTCCAGAACTTCCACTGCTCGAACCTCCTGCACTTGATGATGAACCGCTTTACGAAAAATCAGGACTACCTCAACTCCCTGTTCGGCAACATATACAACGGGGAGGCATTGCTCGTGCAGAACGAAATGGCTCACTCGCTCCTTGACTTCATCAACAAGGACGACCGCAGTTACAGCATCCCGATACGTCCTCAGTCGGTGGTGCTCGGTTCCCTCAAGAACCCGATACTGCGTGCGCTGTTCAATCCCAAGATTAACTTCAAGGGCTTCTGCACTCCGACGGATGCCGGTACTCGTATCGACCTCATCAGGCTTTTCCCCGAGGCGAAGCCCGAGCAGTTCAACTATGCGAGCCAGACAATCCAGAACTGGTTTTCCGAACTCCAGCTTTCTGCAAGCAGAGACAACATTTCGCTCATGACATCGGAGGACTTCGACAAGGCTACCGAAGTCATGCAGCAACGTTTGTCCGAACTGGACGAACGCAGTAACCAGCTCAAGTCAAAGGAGCACGTACGCTTCGAGAAATGCGAAGTGTGCGGTTTCAACAGCTATGAGCTTTTCCAAGAGTTCCTGTTGCCGGAGTGTATCAAGTACAACATTCCAGTGACAGAAATTGACAACTTCATCAAGGTGGGCTAATGAGACCTAATAATGATATTCGCGTGATACTCGTGGAACGCGACCAAGACATTGACAGCTCCGAACTCGGTATCTTCGGCAAGCTCTACATCAACGGGACCTACTTCTGCGATACGCTTGAGAACAGGCGCTTCGCAGTTCCGTGCGGTCTGTACGAGGTGGACTACAACGACAGCCCGAAGTTCGGACGCAAGCTCCCCATGTTCTTTGACAGGGGCAACTACGATCCGAGCAGGGGGCTTCGCTTCCACGCCGGAAACTCGCCAGAAGACAGCAGAGGGTGCATCCTCGTTGGCGAACGCTACTGGAACCCGAGCGGGACAATCTCCAAGAAACTCAGGTACTCCCGCGACTGGACTGAACGCCTGTGCAACATCTTCGACCACGACGAGCGCAGGGTAACGAAGACGATACTCGTGGTGGCTACGATATGAGTCCAAGGAGTTCTCGATGCTTGAATTCATAGAAAATCATTACTGGAGTCTTTGGACTCTGTGCCTCATAACAGTTCTCTGCATCACTATTGCAGCTTGTTCGGGGGATGGATGAGTCCAAAGATATTCCCGACCATACTGATGATACTGGACTTCTGCGCAGCGTTCCCGTACATGTTTCATGGCGACTTGAAGCATACGGTGTACTGGATTGCGTGCGGAGTCCTCACGTTTTCAGTGACGTGGTTATAACAAACTAATTTCCGGATTGGACTCCCCGCGTGGCAGTAAGGCTGGAACGGGGAGTTCTTTTATCTGTAACACTTCAACAAAGGACAAAGTAATGGACGTTGAAAAAGAGTTTATTAAAAATCTCGGAACTCCGATAGAAAAGCACCATGACTCTCTCACTGCTGAACAGCTTATTGCCGAGGCTCTCGACTGCGACAGTGTTCATCCTGGCGATGCTACTGCGTTTCTTCACGGGATGCTCGCGGGAATGAAGATGGGAGGCAAGAAATGACAATATTTGCAATAGTGGTATTCGTGCTTGCGGTCTTCGCAGTCTGGATAGGGATTAGCTGTGACTACGACGGCTTGTTCACTGCCGGTCTCGGAGTAATCGTGTGCGAAGCCGTAATCGCGATCTGCACATTTGTTTACTGGATGCCCGCCAAGTACACGTGCAGTCGCAAGGCTGAAATGCTCGGCGTAGAGTATCGGTTCAACCTGATAGGCGGATGCTTCATCAAGGACGGAGACCGCTGGTACGAGTACAATCAACAGAGGATAATGAAATGAAGAAACCGCAACTGACAATCGGCGACAAGAAATTGCTTGATGACGAAGTAGCCAGACTGAGGAAGTTCGCAGGGAACGTCATCGCCAAGATGTCCCAAGATGTCCCAAGAGTGTCACAAGTCAAGAATTGCCAGACCGCGACTGGCGACTACTACGACGGCAAGTTCGAGACTATCGACTATCTGGAGTACATGATGGTCAAGCTCTTGGAGAACAACGTACCTCCCGAACGGGCGTACGACGTGACCTGCGCCCTCAAGTACCTCTCGCCAAGACTCGGTGCAAAGGCGGACCAGCCTATCGAGCTTGACCTGATGAAAGCGGAGAACTACATCCACCGCGCCCGCACTGGCAAATGGCTCGACAAGGAGTTCCTCGACCCGTTTTCCAAGTAATCCCCACTAGTCAAAGCCTATCCGATTAAGTATATTTCGGGTAGGCTTTTTTTTTTATCGGAGGATTATGGATGGCTTACGGACTTCCCTATCAAGGCTCGAAAAATGCAATAGCAGAACGAATTGTGGCAGAGCTGCCTACATGCGAGAGGTTCTGCGACTGTTGCTGCGGGGGCGGTGCGATACTGCAAGCCGCCGTGTTGTCTGGCAAGTACAAGGTTGTCCACGGGTACGACATCAACAAGGCGATCATCGGACTCATCAAGGCTACGATGATTGACTTCGGGAGTATCGACTACGACAACTTCCCGCCGGTCTCCAAGCAGCAGTTCTACGAAGCCCGTGACCGCAACGCCACGCTTGAGGACTGGCTAATCCGCTACACCTGCTCGTTCGGGTTCAAGGGTCAGGAGTACCTATGGGGAGAGTCCCGTATCAAGTACAAGACGCTGATGCACAACGCCGTCAGCCTGCCCACGCTCGAAGAAAGGCGGAGCGCCATGCGCGACCTCATGTCCGCCATCGTCAAGGACAACCTGAGTATCGACGACATCAAGAACCTCCAGCATAACGAACAGCTCACGAACCTCAACCGCTTCCACGTGGTAGAGAACTCGATGCGGGAGTGCAAGACCGGCACGAAGCTGGCTGTGTTCTGCAAGAGCATGTTCGACATCCCGTTCGAGAACTACGACATCCTGTACTTCGACCCGCCGTATCAGGGAACGACTGGCTACAACAGGAGTCCGTTCAGCCATATCATGTTCAAGTCCCTGCTTTCGGCACTGGTCCAGAGCGGCAAGCACGTCTATGTGAGTGAATACGAATGTCCCTGCGAGGGCTTCCGTGAAGTGGCGTCGTTCAAGAAGCAGATGACGCTAAAGTGCGACGAGAACAGGGTTGCGATCGAAAAGCTGTTCCACGGAGGTCCAGACATCGGCAGGACCGAACCCGTCGAGATAGAGTTGACGGACGAGCAGTGATTTGCTATAATTAAGGCACCCAAACATTCATACTCATCCGGCGATCGTCCCAACTTAGGCGGTCGTCTTTTTATTTACTTCTTGACCTTGCCGTAGCTCGGGTAGTCGAAGCGTGTCGGGCTGGTCGGGTATTTCAGCACGTCGTCCCCAGCTTTCGGCTTTACCCAGTCGTAGCGCGGATGGTACGGGGCTTCCATTTCCATAGCGTTCTTCATTGGTATCTGCTTCAGGAGCCTGCTTCTCGCGGCAGTGGCGCCTGCAACGTCGGCACCCTCAAGGATTGCGGGCAGCGCCTCTTCGCCGAACTCGGTAAGTTCCGTACCGACTCCGCCCTTGAGGTTCTGCATTTCGGTCATGTAGAGGGGATTGCCCTTGCCGTAGGGGATTACCTGACGGTAGGCGTTCTCCAGACGCTCCAGAGAGTAGCCCAGTTCTGGATAGATGTCCTCTGCGCTCTCGACAAATGTGCCGGTCGGCTTCAAGTCGTTCACTCTCATGGCGAGCGGGTTCTTTCCACCAGTGATGAGCTTGAGGTTGATAGGGACTTTCTCCATGAGTTCCTGCATCTTGAGACCTGCCGCACGAGGGGCGCCGTTGGTAGCGAGCTTCGTCGCTGCTGCGGGCAGGATGTCGCCGAGCGCGAACAGCGCAGCGTGCATCATCGCCTGCTTATCCTTTTCGTAGCGGTCGAACGGAGCATTCGCCTCCTTGTTCAGACGCTGGCGTTCCTCGTCAGATGCGTACTCCTTTGGGGAGTCGTCGGCTGGTCCGATTTCGACTTGTCTCTCGTGCTCCGCTGGGAGTTTGAGGTTGTCCGCCGTAACACGGTACTTGTTAGGTTCACGCTTGGCTTGCGCCTCTTGGAGTGCTGAGTCCATGCCGTACAACTCGTCGTACAGTTCAGGGTTCAACTCCCGTTTAAACGCATGTCCATGCTTGGATAGGTTCTGTTCAAGTGTTGCCATAGTCAACTCCCGTCTCAGTAGATTGAAAAATGTATCGTCATACCTTTAAAAACTAATTTTTAAAAATTGAGAAAATAATTTTAAAAATTTCCTCCCGTAAAAATATAGAAGATAGCATGACGATATATTTTTACGATGGATTTTCGGTTTTATCCAGCACTCCCCGAATATAACTTACATCAGCACGGATGTCGCCGAGTGTTTTCTTGGACTCAGCGTTGTCAGCTTTGAGAAATGCCACTTCCGCCTCCAATGCCTTAATCTTGTTGATGATCCAGCATATAGCGATAGCGGCTGGCGTACCAAGTACTCCGCCGATGGTCGTGTAAAGATTTGTCAAGTCCACTTCCGTTCCAGTCATGTCTTCCTCCTATGGAGTCGTCTCGACGTTTCCAATAGTAACGCCCTCCACATCGAACACCATGCTGGCTCCATGCAGAAACTTGTCCATTTTAAACTCGCAGTCAGGTTTGAAACTCGATGCATTATTGATGGTGATCGATAGCGTCACGGATATTTAGATACTCCTTGCCATTAGGTGTCTTGTACCCAAGTTAAAGTTCCCGCCACATTCTTTAAAGTGTAGGTATTTGCGTCGCTCGGGGGTTGAGGTACATATACCAACTTTACCCAAGAGCCTCCGTCCCACATATAAAAATCTGTGCTCTTGTTTACATGAACAGTAACACCTCTGAAAAACCTGTTAAGGTTCGATGACCAAGGCTGACTTGTCGGCATAGCGTCGCTAGATATAATGTCAGTGACATCGAAACTGTGAACATTGCCACTGTACACGTCCCTAGCGTCGAATTTTCTTGAAAAAGTGGATGACGCAGACATGAGTGTAAACCAGTCTATAACGTAGGTTTGCCTATCACCAGAAGCACAATACATCACGTAGCCTATATGAATATCGGCAAATCTACAGCGTCTAAAAATTGTATTATTGCCGGGACTTACTCGTGACAGAATAAAAGATGTACTGTCGGCAGATACTCCAGCTACGGGATAAAGCGCCTGAAACAAACAATCTTCAAATATCACAATTAGGGACGATGTGAAATAAAACACTCCATTGTCAGTGTTGACGTAGCAACCCTCAAAATTGCAGCACTTGAACACCAAGTTCTTAATCGCATACCTGTTGCGGAAAAACTGGTTGCCAGAAGCAGTACTTCCATTGCCGAACGAGCAATTAGTAAACTCAATGTTGGTGCCATATTCAATGTACAAGGCAGTATCGCAGTCATTGCAATAGACTAAAGAAAACGATAGCTCCAGATAAGTCTTATCAGCTGGACTGGTGGAATAACCTATGCTTATACCACATTCGCAATAGTTAAATCTGCACATACTAATTTCGGAGTGCCAAAACGTATTTGGTGCAAAAAGCCCAGTTTTACACATATTAAAAGTGCAAGACTCTAAGGTGAGTTCCACTGTCGATGAGGAATTAAGTAGTAAGCCTACAACATTGCCTCTTTGACCTTGAGTGGTACTACCTTTGCCATCAAAATTTACTCCTATAATACGGTTATTTCTGCCGCTATCCAGTCGCAGTACAAATTCTTGCGTGTTGTTTAATGCGATAAGCGAGTTACCAGGAGTTCCGATTATTTCTACAGTCTTAGCAATAACAATGCCGGATACTACATATCTTTGCGTCAAAAGATACTTGTCAGAAGCAGCTACCATTGCTATAAAGGCATTGGTATCATCAGTCACGCCATCACCAACGGCTCCGAACATTTCCGGCGTTACAAAGTGGATTGTAGCAGACAACTGTTCTGCTGTAACCAACTGGTTCACAGACGATGCAGACACTGGTATCAGTTGCGCTATCGCGCTTATAGCTTGCTCAAGGGATGCTGTCCCCCAGTCCATGATGGTTGCTTGGTCACCTCTTATGAAAATGACATAGGTGCTCCCATCCTGCAAGGTGCCATTCAGCAAGGTGTCGTCACCCTGCTTCACGGTCAGATCAATATTCTGTAAGCAATGGAACCTCGAGAGTACTATGGTTACGCAAGCTGCACGTGTGGGCGCTTCTATTACTAGGTTGCTGAAATTCCATCCGCCATCCCAGTCATCGCATACGCATACGCACTGGTTGTCTGGGGTATAGACTCTGCCACCGTCCAGTTCGACCACGAGATCGCTCCCGTCAAAATATTCAGTTTTGTATGTCGGACGGTTCTTTATGTAGTCGGCAGCGTCAGGGTCATCCTGCTCGTAGTCAGGCGCAGGGAGGTCAACAGTCTTGGTTGTGTCGAACGGGTCGTAGCTCCCCATCGGTACGCCATTCTTAGAGACATGCAACCTGCCAAAGTCGAACACTTGAGCCGGTTGGAGCGGGTCGTACTGCTTGGAGTCAGGAGTGCCGTCGGTACGGACTCTGTTGATAACAAGCGGGTGAATGGAGTCTTCATCAAGACCCTGACCGGGCGAAATAGCGCCACCCCTGAAAGCTTGGGACTGGGTACGTGCCATAAATTCCTCGTAAGTGTAAAAATGGTGGCGGATTTTATTCTGGTCGAGGGACGCTCCGCCTACGCCCCAAAACTGGACGCACTCCGAGAGTCACGTCCAGCTGGTGTACCACCGCTAGGGTGTATTAGACTTCTGGGATGTAGATGCCTGCTCCAGACACGCCCTGATACATGCCAAAGCCCATCAAGCCGTCCACGCGGAACAAGCCGAGGCTGGTGTACGGGTCAGTCCAGAAAGTACCACGCCACGGAATGATACCCTTGTCGCGGAACTCGGTCGGGATCGTGAACGAGTCTGCCGAGGACATCTTTTCGACACCCTTGACTGCGATGAGGAAGTCGCTTTCATGGTACATGACCATCGGAGCGAGGTACGTGATGCCATCCTTGAGCACGTTGCTGGTCGTGAACGTGAGCACGCCAGCGGTTACAGGGTCCTGAGCGTTGTCAGGAGTGCGGTTCCATTCCTGCTGGGTGTACCAGTCGTAGTCCGGCTGGATGAAGCCGTGACGGTCTTGACCGCGAGTACCATGTGCGACGTATTCTTCGTACGCGACGGAGTGGGCGTTCTTGCGCGGACCTGCGAGGAAGAGCGGTTGTGCAAGTTCCCAGTGACCGTTCGGAGTCTGGTTCGGGTCAGGGATCCAGCCGTAGCCCGGAACGTTTGCCCAGTAATCGACTTTCCACTTGAAGTAGATAGCCTTTTGAATACCGGTCGGCTTGCCGAGTGCATCAACGCACTGGAGCTTGTGCTTCACACCGTCAGCACCAGCAACGTTGTCAGTGAGGTACAACGGCATCGGGAAGATTTCGCCATCTTCAGTACCAGAACCGATACCGCTGATGGTGCCGGTGACTTCGCCGTTGAGACCGACGGAGAGGGTTGCGACCTGTGCTGCGACATCCTGAGCTTCGATGCGGAGCGTATCGACGCCCTTAGTGAAGCGGACGCCCACGTAGTCGCCGAGTTCGTTCTTGTAGAGGTCACTGCCGACTTTCGGGTTTGCGCCAAAGTTAGCGTGGAGGGTCGGGACAACTTCGTTCCAAGTCTGCGGATGGGCGAGACCGAAAATCTTGCCACCGACCTTGGAGGTTTCGGAGTGAGCCTGAGCGCGGAAGCTGACCTTGCGGATGGCGCGGTCAATCTGTTCGCCAGTCATGCCGGTCGGGTCGAAAGCGTACGGCTGGCAGGAACCGACGATGCCGCGATAAGCCTTTTTGTTCACTTCATCTTGGAGGTTAGCAACACGCTTAGCCATGATTTCCGGCTTTTCGATAGCGAGCGTAAGTTCGCCTTCGGAAGCTTCGGCTGCAATGCCGATCGGAGATACGCGCACCGGCACGGAGGCACGCTTCACGCCGAGAGTGCCACGGAGACCTTGCAGGTCGAGGGAGTTCTGGAAGACCTTGCCGGAGTCCATGATGGTCACGCTTACGGTGTCGCCACTCATGTTGGATGCACCGAGCTTGCTTTCGATTTCGCGGTTGCCTTTGGAGAGGATGTCAGCACCGACGTTAAATTCCACGGCGAGGTTCGCCATGAGGTTTTGGTTTACAATCTGTCCCATTTGTTAAGTTCCTTACATGCGCCTCTTGTTCATCGCGTCTTGCAGTGCAAGTGCGAAGTTGTTGGTCGGAGGCATGGTGTTAGTGTCACGTCCACTGCCCGGCACAGGTACATTCTGCGGAGGAGTCGTTTGGTTCGGAACTTGAGTCTGGGTCTGCGTCTGGGTCGGAGTTGCCGGTGCTGGCGTTCCAGCGTTCACTGGGTTGCCGTTCGCGTCAATCTTGCCCTCAGCGTAGTCGTTTCCGAACTTTTCCAGCTGGGAATAGTAGCTGTCGAGTATCTTGGACTTTTCATACGAGTTGAGGCTCTTCCAGTGCGCTGCCGCTTCCCTGTTCTTGGCAATCTTGTCCATCCAGCCCTTGAGTAGATGCTTGCCGTACGGACGATCCAAGTAGGAAAGGATTTCAGGCTCACGGTCGTTGAGGTACTGACCGAGGGTCTTGGAGTCTTCGATAAAGGTCTTGGCGTCTTCGGGAGAGAAGAGCTGGTAGGCTTCCTGCTCCCATTCCATCTGCGCTTCCTGAATACGGGCGATTTCCAGTTCGCGGAGCTGGTCGTTCTTCACGTCCACCATCTGCGGGTTATGGAACTTGCCTGTCTCGTCGGCGTAGGCGTCACGCTCCTTTTCGAGTCGTGCCTTTTCTTCCTCAAAACGTTTCTTCTTCGCTTCCTTAGCCGCGATACGTTGCTGGGCGAACCAGCGGTTGCGTTCACGTCTCTCGCGTGCTTCCTTGTCATCGGGAGTAGCGGTAGGAGTCCCCTGCGGACCGGTCGGAGGCTGGTCGCTCTTCGGTTCTGCCACAGCAGACGGGGATTTGTCTGTCTTGGGCGGTTGGGAACTTACCCCACCAGACGGCTGTGTACCCGTCGGAGTGGGCGACCCCTCGCCAGATGCCGGAGTTGCCGGAGTTGACACGCTCTGCTTTTCTTCAGTACTGGCGGAAGTATTGGAACTGACGCTTGTCTGTGGTGCTCGGGTCTGGGTGGCTGCGTCGAGAGCCTTGCCCATCTCGGTAAAGGAAATATCACTCATAATCGGTGCTCCTAGCTAGGGTTGGCACGGGTTGCCCCATGCGCTATGGTGGTACACTGGGGAATATAACAAAACTTATACGCAAAGTCAAGTGAAACTATGGCGAGTGTGAATGAAAAGCATGGTGAGTATGAATGAAAGTCTGGAACATGGTTCTGGAGTACACGCATGTCCGACCCCCCGTCCCCCATCAACTCCCGCGGAGTGTTGTACTCGGAGTATTAAACGTTTACAAATGTTTACGTTTCATGCTTATCCACTGATGTTTGTAAACTTTTGGTCATGTTCACCACTTATCAACATGTTATCCACTGCTCAGTACCCGTTTTATCCACTGTATCAACAATATATTCACAACTGGGGCGTCAGTGGAGTTGGGTCAAACCTTTATTATTATTGTGACATATTTTGACATTATTATTGTGACATATTTTGACATTATTATTATTGTGACATATTTTGACTATATACAAATTAATATCTATTGTCACTAATTGACATAATTTATTTAATATAAACTATTGTCATATATTGACTATATATAATATATACATATAATATGTTATATGTTGTCAAATACTGACGCGTCACAAATTGACAACATATAAAGAAACATGAATAAACTATTTTATAATCATAGAAGACTCAGCACCGCGATTTAGGTAAACATAATTTTACATGGTTTAACCCTTGACAAATTGGGGATTTTGTTGCAGTGTTGATAGTTTGTGAATAGTTTGGGGATATTTTGTGCCTAGCCCTTATTTGTTGTTTGGGTATATTCTAGCATGGGCAAACTAAAAACGGGCTTAAAACGCCCTTAAAACGCAAATAAAGACCTATTCCAAAGAAGACCGACAAACGACCGCTAAACATTGATATGGTTTAGTGCTCATTTGGTAATTATTCCAATTTGGACTATACAAACTGCAAAAAGTTTAGCTTTTTGTTCTAAACTATTCTACATTTGTTGTCGTGGTTGAGGGTGACAAACTCAAGCCCACGAGCCCGCGTCCCTGAGCGCGGTGCGTATCTTGAAAAATCGGTTTTATTATCTATGATCTTTATTGGGCGTGTTTCGTTCGCCCTAATATACATCATGTTTGCGCGTGGTGGATATTAGGGCGAAAGACCCTATTTAAACATCTATCAAATAGGAGACTCATTATCATGAGTAACACAATCAATGCAACCGAAAAAGAAGAAATCATTAACTCCACCGCGAACGAACAGACCGCGAACGAACAGACCGAGAACGCGACAGCGAACGTGACCGCATGGGAACGACCGCTTAACACGTTTGAAGAGTGGGAAATTGCAAAAGCTGGTCTTCGCGCGTGGGTTGATGATTTGGACGCCAAAAAGATGGGCGAAGTCTTTGAGTCCAAGGCTCGCAAGACCGCGCCCTTCTCATTTCAGATGTTGGCAATTATCACGCACCAAAGCGCGGGATATATTGGCGACAAGTGGAACAAACACAAAGAAAATGCTCTTCAAGCGTGCAATAAGGACAGAACAGAATATAACGAGCAGAACGCAATTTGTGAGTTTATTCTCAACTCCTTGGCGCCTAATTTGGCAGAAGAACGCGCAAAACGAGAAGAAGAAGAACGCGCCCGCCTGACTGCGTGGAACGCGTTTGTAAATTCTGTTTTGTCTTCTGTTACGTCTATTCTTGAAACGTGGGGAGAGTTTGACATCCCTGCCACGTTCAACTCCGTCCACAAAATTGTACCGAAGTATAAAGACAAAGAAAATGGGCTATATATTATTGGCACATTAGTGAACAGAACGCTGAACGAAGAAGAACAGAACGCAATAGAAGACGAGCTCGGATTAAAGCGCGGTGATTTGTGCGACATCTACTATTTAACAGACGAAGACTTAGACCGCGCGCCTGAGTGGTTTAAAATCTAGTCTGTTCTTCGGAACGTGGCGCGAACGTGACGCGCCCAATAAAGACCATAGATAATAGAAGTTCAACACTTAATACGGAGTGGATCTATGCGAAAGGTCTTCATCAAGCTTTATACTGCTAATGGCGCACAATACTGCGTCAATAAGGCTGAAAACGGCAACTTCTACGGGTGGAGTGTGATAGGCGACGAGCCATGCACTCCAGTTATGATAGTTAGCGAAGTTGGTATTGATAAGGGTGGAGTGATTATCCGCCTTGACGATGCCAGCGCCTTGCCAGCGGAGTGTTTCAACACGAGCATCAGTTGCGAAGTTGAGCACGAATACCAGCGGGCAGTGGTAACAGTTTCAGCCAGCCAGCGCCAGTTTAGGCACGTTGGCGGTATCAAGTTCGGTAACAGCATCATGCTTACAGTACTTAAACCAGTGACCATCAAGGAGGTATTCTAATGAACCTTAAACAACTCCCAGCGGTACATCACCGCACTTAAAGGAACGACCCATGAGTATTCATTACGAGTGGATAAATAAATCAATTCAAGGGCGAGCCAAGTGCTCCCCTGACGAGGCGTGGACAGCGATGTCCATCGCCTTTTTGTCGCTTGACCGCTCCCGCACCGAACGCGAACAAGTCTCGTACTTGCTGGAGTACGGCACGTTGAACGTCAAGAAACAACTCCAACGGGAGTACACTCCAGACGGGGAACGCAAGTTCCAATATGGTTATGACTGGGACTCAGTTGAGGAACCCAGTGACCATGCTGACGATGCGTTCCTCGACTTCTTCAAGGAGGGTGCTGAACGGGAGTTCGCTCTTGCAATAGCCGAGGGCGAGGCGACCTTTACTCATGGGTCAGCTAGTCACTGGCTACGTACGCACAAGAACATCAACAAACGCACTGCATGTAAGCAACTCCTAGATGGCGTACGCGACAGTGCGTTACTTCTTCTATTCAGGAGGCGCTATGAGCAGGGAAAGGTCTAATGCTCAACTTATCATTGACGAACTCGTAACCCAGTTGGAAAGCGGAGTGATACCGTGGAGTCAACCGTGGGTTACCAATCCCACTGGAATAGTGAGTCACGATCGCGGTCGTGTCTATTCACTCCGTAACAGGATGCTCCTCCGCTATGGCGGGGAGTACGCCACGTTCAAGCAGATTAAAGACTGCGGTGGGTCGGTAAAGAAAGGCGAGCATGGTCAGCGAGTCTACTTCACTACGCAAGTGGAGAAGACGGACGAGTTGACCGGCGAAGTCCTCAACTCCTACCGCCTACTCAAGTGCTTCGTGGTGTTCAACGTGGCGACCCAGTGCGAGGGCGTTGAGCCTAAGTACAGGGAACTGTGGGAACGCGGAGGTATCCCCTCTGATGTTCAGGACTCGCAGGCTAACGAAGTATTGAAATTCTACGCGAAGAGCACTGGACTTGAACTACTTGTCGCTGGTACGGAAGCGTTTTACTCCCCGTCCGACGACACACTCCAAGTCCCAGGGTGCAACTTGTTCGGGAGTCGTGAGCAGTTCTGGCACACGGTCTTCCATGAACTCGTACACTCCACGGGACACAGCAAGAGACTTGACCGTCTGACTCCAGACTCTTTCGGTAGCGACAGCTATGCGAGGGAGGAACTGGTCGCGGACATCGGAGCTTGCCTCGCTCTTGGCAAGCTTCACATCCCAACAGAGAACTGCATCCGCAACACTGCGGGCTACGTTCAGGGATGGAGCAAAAAGATTAAGGGCTACAAGCCTGCCGACCTCACGCTGGCAATCCGTCAGGCGGAGGAGGCAGTATCATTCATCTTCAACGAAACAAAACAGGAGACTCCCAATGAGTAACATCGAAAACAACTTCAATCCCGACTGCGCAGAAGACGAAAGCCTCATGCGTCCGACTCCAAAAGCGAGTGACAACGCAATCCCCTCCGATACGCAGGAGGCTAAGGCACGCACCGAACGTAACCGCGAAGACATGCGCTCGCTTACCATCAGCGAAGCGATGCAGCGCTCCATGAAACGCATTGATGACGTGTTCAAGGAGTCGTGGGGGCGCACTCAAGGACAGGCATCCTGACGACTCCATCGCCATCCATCTCGCGAGGTTCCACCGCGCAACTGCGGACACTCTCGAAAAGATGAAGCCTGCACTGCTGGATGTAGTCATGAGCCAGATCCACACTTCCATCGTGCCGTTGCTCAGTGCGGAAGAACGTGCGGAGCTTGACCGCGTGACGCTGGATGACGTACTGCATGACATATTAAAGCAAATCCTCGGATAGCAGTGGCGTGGTCCACAAGCAAGGCATCGTCCCACTCGGGGCGGTGCTCTTTTGTGTATCACAACTAACAGGAGTTCCGATATGGAAAACATCAAGCTCTACAATCTCTCCGGCAAGGCGGAGTACTATCTCTACAATCCAATCACTGACTACTTCAGCGGTCCGCTCAAGAAAGACGACTTCGAGCTCCACGCCAAGCTGGATGTGACTGGCAAGGGCATGGAGTTCAAACCGTTCTGGGTGTACGCCGGTACTCATTACGAGTACCAGAGCATCTACAAGTCCATCGGTTCCCACTTCGTAAGGCTTGAAGACCTCGGGGAGTTCAGGACAGAGAACCTCATCTGGCGCGTCAAGTCCCCGCATGAAGAGTTCTTCGTAAAGCCCACGCTCGGCAAGGGCGATGGCGTCACGCTGGACATTGACATCTACCAGTTGCTCAACGCGGGCATCATGCATTGCCACGCTCCCGCGCTGTTCTTGGGCTACGACTTCGTGTTCGACGTGGGCTACTTCTCGGTGGAGGTGCAGGACCTTTACAGATCCGAGCGGATGTGCAACTACTACTGCTCCTCGCGCCAGCTCGGACCCAGCCTGCACGAACGCCTCAAGCCCTCGCCCACTACGGCAGTGCGCATCAGGCAGAAGATGCTGGAACTGAAGACACTCCTCGAAAGCGAGCACGTCATCATGTGCTTTGACTACGAGAGCGTGCAGTACAAGTTCATCAACGACCCGAAGTGGCACGGTCTTCCGAAAGGCTGGGAGATGACGCTGGACGATCACACTTGCGGGGACAGGTTCAGTACGGAGGTCGCCGACGACACTTACCTGAAGCTCGACAACGACTGCGTACCGCCCACCGACTGCATATCTTACGACTGGCTGCACAGACTCAACCACAAGGAGGCTGACAATGGCTAAGGAACTTACCATCAGTGTCACTACGAAGTGCCCGTTCTGCGGAAAGGTCCGCGTAGTTGATAACGTCCCTCGCAACCGCTTCTTCGAGTGGCAACAGGGCTACAAGAACATTCAGGATGCACTCCCAGAACTCTCGGCGGACGACCGCGAGGCTCTCATGACTGGCATCTGCAACAAGTGTTACCCGACTGACTAGGAGGTACTATGGGAAGCACACTTACAACTCTGATCGATACTGCACGTGACCTCATCCGTGCTCGCGCCAAGCGCATCCCAGCATGGGACATCGCGTTCCTGCTGGACAACTGGAACTTCCGCGTGGCAGGCGGGTGCTTCATGGACGACACTCCAAACGACTACGACGTGTACCCTGCGTTCGGAGTCACGTTCGACCATGACAAGATTAGGCGGAACCTCAAGTCTCTCAACGGCGAGGTGCTGTTCAAGTCCAAGAACGCGCTGACCGTCAGGGTGCATGGCAAGGTCATCCAGTTCTGCCGTTTCTACAAGACCACGCTGTTCGAGCTCGTGGACTCGTTTGACTTCTCCCACTGTCAGGTTGGCGTGGAGTACAGGCACACGGAAACTTCCGATAACGGTATCGGCACGCCGGTACTGGAGAGCATCGAGTGGACGGATGACTGGATGAAGTTCAAGATGCTCGGGAACTCCACCTATACCGGCAGTGAATATCCGCTGTCGTCCCTCATCCGTCTGAACAAGTATGTCAAGCGTGACATCATCAAGGGCAAGTCCTACACTGTGGAAGCCCTCAAGATTCTCACTGACATCATCAGGCGTGGGTACATCGACTACACTGACTTCAAGAACCAGCTCGACGCTGTGGACTTGATGCTCCTCGAACCCAAGGAATCCAACGCAGCGTACGAACTGTTCAAGGTGTGCCACTTCAGGCGTCTCGTCACAAGGCAGTACTCGCAGTACGAAATCGAGAACGGTCAGGTTGAAATACTGGAGGCGGAGTAATGGTCATCGCGTTATACTTACCAGACGACATCGCAGAGCAGTTCAAGGCGGACCGCTTGCAGGGCAGTCTGTGCAGGCTCCGTAAGCTTGCACAGAAGTTCAACCGCACCGGCGGTCAGGTCGATGGCGATGTGCTGCTCTCCACTGATGTCAAGCTCATGCAACAGCTTGAAGCCTCGTTCTGTCTCGCCCGCGAAGTGGACAAGAAGAGCGAGATACTCATCGACCCTAACGACCCCACTCGCGGAGGCAGTAAATGACTCGGCTAATCCCATCAAGCAAGGTACTCCAGATCGAGCGGTACGTGAACCACAAGTGCCATGTCCCTTGCAGTTTCATACCTCTGCGGAGCGACTCCGACTACGAGCTGGTGCTGGCGTACGAGCCTTTCCGCCCTCCGAAAGAAATAGGCAGGCGCATCGTTGACACGCTCAACGAGAAGTTCCTCATGACGTTCAACTCCAGACGAGAGAAGCTCGTGTTCAAGGAGATAGGGCTGGACGACAGCGACGTGAGCTGGGGCATCAGCGCGGAGGTAGTCCCATGTGCGGAGCAATCATAGGCGCAGTAATCCTCGGCATCATGTTCCTGTACTTCTCCTACTAGTCGTCCACCTGCTCGGTGTATTGACCGAGTAGCGGGGTCCCCGACTTGGAATGGAGGAACTGGTGGCACGTCTTGCAGAGTAGCATGAACCTGCTCTCATCCAAGTTCTCGTAATTGGTGCTGAACTTATGGTGTACGTCAAGGTACGCGGTCCTCTTGTACTGCTTGCCACAGAACTCGCATGTCTGGTTCCTGCTGGCGAGCATGTACTTGCGGAACACCTGCCACTGGGGAGTAGCACGGAAAGCTTCGTGCTGTTTCTTTATAATGTCAAAATAAACTGAGCGTTTCATACCTGAATAGTAGCAATTTGCGTAGTGTACTCGCTACATAATTTCTACAATTTAGGGAGTGAAACGCTTTCTTAACTTGTAACCAAAGGAGTAACAAATGATTATCCCACCGCCTAAGAAAGATTATCCAGTAAATCCTAACCAACATCAGTCCCCGCTCGCCCAACCGGCACCGCTGGTCCGTCCAGTAGAACAGGGTAACGAGCATATAGCTAAGGAACCCTTACTGCCCAAACGAGCACAGTTCTTCGTGAACGACCTGAAAGAAGCGGACAAGCAGAAGCTCATCGACACGTTCATCAGCTCCGCCCGAGCGATCCTTTCCGAACCGCAGGTCACGGTAAACTCCGTGGCAAGGCTCATGGCTATGGAGCACGCAAAGGTAAAGGCTGGTCTCGCGCTCGGCACCTCGCTCAAGCAGTTCGTGGACGCGTACGACTCGGGCGACAATACCGCGCGTCTCAAGCGTGCCGCTGCCAAGCTGACTACCGAGGAACGCGAAGCGCTCATCAAGACACTTCAAGCCATGCAGTAATTTACTCACGTCGGAGTAGATTAAAAAATACATCGTCACGTTTTTGTCTTCTATATTTTCACGCGTGAAATTTTCAAAAAATTTTTCTGTTTTAAAGAAAGAAGATTTTAAGGGCGTACGATGTATTTTTTACGATGGATTTTTAAAAGATAGATGTAGCCCGCGCGGGCGCAAACTATATACTATATAGGGCGAAAACAAAAACCATGCAGACCAAAGTCACAACTCACAGGAGAGTAAACTATGACTACAATCAACTCGAAGACGGAGCCCAAAGCATCGGACAATGCAGTTTCCCAGGTTCAGACTGTGACTGCCATTCCGAGTGTGATGGATGCCCGTACTACCGAACAGCTGAACCAGACCCTGATGCTGATGGAACGCCATGCGACTGACCTAGTTGCAAGCGATGTCGTCCGCACTGGGTACATGAGTCACGGGCATCCCGCCCAGCTCGGCTTCCAGCACCTTTCCACCATGACGAACTCCAGACTGAAAAAGCGCTTCCCGCTGTTCAACAAGGAGGAACCGCTGATGCACATACTCTGGGTGCAGGGGCGAGTGATCGTCGGCGAGGAAATCGTCAAGAAGTACGAGGCTCGCAGGGACGGCAGGACTTACGACTACGCCAAGTCCATTGACAGGCGCTTTGACAAGATGTTCAAGGACCTCGATAAGTACAAGGACCTCGTGAAAGAACTCCAGTACGAGGACGAGAAGTGATGGACGCCTCGGTAAACAACCAGCTTGACGACATGCTGTGGCAGATACAGCAGTGGCTCCGCACTGACCCTGACTACATCAAGCGTCTCAAGCCACGCTTCAAGCTACTGGAGGAAACCGCGACTAACACTTCGCGTGTCCTCAAGTTGCAGCAGGCGTGGGGCGAAGTCCCCCAGCACGTAATCCGCGAACTGAACTCCAAGCAGTCCGTGCCGTTCGTAACGCTCATGCTCGGTCTCGCCAAGCGCAGGTACAGGGTACACCAGATGTCCACTGTGCTGTGGTGGCGCAGGATGATTGCGACTGGTCAGGAGAACGTCATCACGTACTTCTCTTGGGAGCGCTTCGAGGCTACGTTCACTGGCGATGTGGTCCATGCGACCGACATCATGCGAGTGTGCGTGGACAACGAACAGCTCCTGAACAACATAACTGCCGCGCTCGCTGACGACAAGTGCGTGGACTTCAAGATACGCGAGTTGCTCGGCGGTATCTCCATGCAGTCCGACGTGCGTCAGGCTTGGAAGAAGTGGGCAATGGCGAACCATCCTGACAAGGGTGGCGACCCTGAACTCTTCCTAAAGGTAAAGCTCGTCTATGACGAGTGGTGCGAAATTCAAAACAAACTCACTCAAACAAAGGAGTAGCAAAATGGCTACAAAATACAAGTTCCTCAAGTTCTACGAAAACCTCAACAAGCTCCTCAAGAAGTGCTTGGTCATCAACTCCCATCAGGAAGTCATGACTGCCATCGAACAGCACCATCTCGTGCTGGCATGGGACGATGAAGACGAAGACAGAGTTCCGAAGATGGTGTACCTCGGCGCACTCGTCGGCGTGCAGTATCGCGGTTCCGAAACCAAGTACGAAGTTGACTGGTGCCTCACTGCTGGCAACATCTCCCGTGGCGACTTCAAGCACATCGCTGTCGTTCCTGACAAGGAATGTCCGACAGTGTTTGTCAAGGACAACAGCTCCCAGAACATCGGCTTGCTCGTGGGACTGAACCGCGTTGATGAATATGACGCCAGCAAGGACGTGTTCGTCGTCCGCGTCCCTCCGTTCGTGGAGGGCTATGTCGTCAAGCAGGTCACTGGCGACTGCCTCTGTCTGCTCAAGGACATCAAGCTCGGCATCACTGAAGACATGGAGAACGTTGGCTAATGAGTGAACAAAACGGAACCTTTAGCGTGTTCTGTTCCAACTGCGGCAAGGACTCGGTTGTGACCGCTGAGTTGCAACCGAACTTTTGCTCGCTGTGTGGAAGCAAGGACATCATGATGAAGACACTGACGGCACCAGTGGAAAAGCAAATCCCTCTAAGGAGTGTTGAAGTGAAAGGACCAATTCTCGAAGAAGAAACTGAACCTGTCGTCTGTGCCGAAAGCACCGCGTCTAAGGTAATCGCTGTCGGTCTCGACTGTTTCGGCAGTCCCGACGACCATGTACTCGCCGACGACCCGATCGCCGCTTCGGACCGCGACTTCAAGTTCGAGGTTGCCGATGCTCCCGAACAGGGTACGGACAAGTGGCTGGCATGGCGCAAGCAGGGCATCACTGCGACGGAAGCCGCAAGCATCATGTTCCCGGACTCCCATAGCAGTCCGATGACCGTGTACTCCGAAAAGCTCGGGCTGACCCAGCACGACCAGTCGGACCCTGACGGGTTCATGGAGTGGGGACACCGCATCGAAGACTTGCTTGTCGCGAAGTTCATGGAACGCCACGAGAAATTCTCGCGCTGCACTCAGGGTCGTCTCTACCAGCGCGACTGGTGCAAGTGCTCCCTCGACGCCCAGTGCTTCGACGAGCATGGCGAACCCATCATCATCGAGTGCAAGACTGGTCAGAACGCCGCCAAGTGGAACCCCATCCCTGACCGCTACATGGCACAGGTCCAGTGGCAGATGTACGTCACTGGCATCCGCAAGGCGTACTTCTCCGTGCTCATCTGCGGACACCAGTGGTTCGAAAAGCAGGTGGACTTCAACCCGCTCTTTGTCGAAAAGATGCTCGCCCGCTGTTTCCAAGTCTGGGACTGCATCCAGCTCAAGACTCCGCCCGCACGTCTCGGCTTCTCCAGTGCAGACAAGCAGGCGATCGCTGCGATGGCAGGCGAAAGCGGTCACGCCCAGCCTCCCGAAAAGGTGGACGAAGATACTGTCGCGAAGTTCAAGCGCCTCAAGGAAGCCGCTGACAAGGCGACCGAGGAGTTCGAGGCTTTCAAGAACTCCCTCGCTTTCAAGATGGTGGACCACTCCAGACTCGTAAGAGAGGACGGACGCGCGTTCGCAACTTGGGTGGAACGCAAGGGCAGTGTCTCCGTGAACAAGGAGTACCTCCAGATGAAGTACCCAGACATCTACAAGGAGTGCTTGAAGACTGGCGCCCCGACACGCTACGTGAAGTACAACGTCTAGGGGGAGTCATGAAAGTGGGTTGCTTCTTTTTCGTACATCTCTGGACCATCTTGGCTATCGTACTCACTCTCTGCGGAGTGGGCGCGTTCGCCAGCTGGGACATTACCGCGATGCCTTGGCACTGGTCATGCCTGTGCGTCCTGTACTGGGACATCATACTGACCATAGCATTTCTCGTGGTGCTTACGCTCGTGAAGCTCTTTATCATGTGGAGGCAGGAAAAGGTCATAAGCCGTTACCCGCCTGAACAGAGGGACTTCATCCGTAGGGCTATGAGACGAAACGACTGACGTACTCCCTGCGTCAGTACCCACGCGCCAAGACCACAACACAATTCCCGAGACCTCACTTGGCGCGTGGGATTTTTCTTTTGGACTCGGTGTATATGGAAAAAAAAAATTGCACTTTGTAGTTTATTTTCGCTGGAAAATCTACTATATTGTGTAATGAGATTAACTTGAACGCCTAACAGAACTAAAGGAGTTATAAAATGGCAGCAAACAAGAAATCCCCTCTCGCATCCCGTACCGAATTTCTCAACTTCCCCGTTGACGAGTACGTGTCCGCTTGCATCATTTCTTATCAGGTGGCTTCGCTTCCGCCGAGTAAGTTCAGCAAGTCGCAGGACCCAGTACCGTCCGTACGTTTCCTGCTTGCAGGTCGCGTAAAGAACTCTGACGGGGAACCGACAGTTGTCCGCAAGTGGACATCTTGGATGACTCTCTCGTACAACGAAAAGTCCAAGATGGCTCAAGTGTTCAAGGACGTGCCGAACCTCGAAGCTCTCATCACTGACGACGAAGAGGGTGGCGCACTCTGGACAACTCCGTTCAAGATCATGCTCGAAGCAAGCAAGGACGGCAAGTACTCCAACATCATGCGCATCAAGCCGAGCGACGACAGGAGCGTGCTCGACATCGTGTACACTGGCAAGACCAAGCTCCCCGACGGCACGGAGACGTTCGCTCCGTACAAAAAGGTCGGTGCTTACGGCAAGCTCGTGTTCCTCGAAATCGCAGTGAACAAGGAAGAAACTGGCGTCCACGCATATCAGGGCGAAGAACTCATCGAAAACCCTGTGGAAGCATCGGAGCAGGAACAAGGTGCTTTTGACGACTAACCCTCCTGTAAGTTGTTGATAACTGCCCATCATCGAGTACTCCTCGGTGGTGGGCTTTTTTGTACTCTCAAAGGAAATCAGTATGAAACTCTCAGGCAACTACTCCCTCGACGACCTAGTTCGCGCAATGCAGGGCAACTTCTCGTGCCAGTCTGAAACTGATAAGACTGACGGTCACGAATATGTATCAGTGGAGTACTTCTTCCTACGTGCTGAAATCGACAGTACGAAGAACGAAGTACGCATCTTTAGCGTGTCCGAGGACCAGTACGGCACAAAAAGACTCAAACCGCTAGTGACACTTGCGGGGAAATAAAGTATATTTATCGGTATGCTGGACAGCAAGAACACAGAGAAACTCAAGGACATTGCAACCGACAGCGACACGCCACCGGCAACTCGCGTCTCTGCGTGTACCCTCCTTTACAGGCTCTCCGCACTGCCAGCCAAAGATATACTCAACATCTTGCAAGAGGTCATAGACGACTACCGAACCAAGGCTGGAGTGCAGGTCAAGGCTATGGACCTCATTGACAAGATCAATAACACTACTGGACATGAACCGGAACTGAAATCCGAGGACGCCGAAAGCGTCAAGACTCAACTTATGGAGAAGTATCTGGTATGCCCAAGTACAACTTGAAGCAGGTACTGGAGAAATTCACATCCAAGCTCGCCTACAAGCAGATGGACGAAACTGCCCTCAACATCAGCCGTTCCCTAGCGGCTGGCAACTTGGGGGACAGCGACGCGAACTTTGCGGAGTGGGCTTCTGTGACCGATGACCCTATGGTGGTCATCAACTTGGTACGTTCCTATATCACTATGCAGGTGGCGAAGCTGAGTGGCTCGCCGTTCCGACCCGAGGAAGACGGACTCGCCGACCTCGGCATCAAGGGACGGCTCGACCCAGCGTTTACCGAAACCTACAACGACGTGCTCAACGACGGCTACGCTTACGTGGGAGTGGGCATGCAGAACGGAGTCCCGATCGTCAAGCAGATTGATGCTCGCTACATCCTGTTCAATGGCACCGACCCTACGCTCAAGGACGCGACTGACGTAATCGTGTTCGAGGTACTGCCGTGCTGCAAGGAGGCTGGCAAGAAAGATTGCCTGCTTACCCCGAGCGAACTGACGGCGTACGTCATGTACGACTCCAACTCCGAACGCGTGAAAGTGAGCCACTACCATCTTGAGAACGGGGTGGTCACGCTCGACATCTACGACAGGGACCCGAACAAGCCTGAACACATGACGCTTGCCGGTCTGGACCGCATCCCAGTCGTGCGCTTCGTGGGCGAAAAGATTGAACTTTCCGACAAGCGCTGGCACTACCGAGGCATCTACTACCAGATGGGCTGTGTCATCAAGGCCATGTCCCTCACTGGAACCAAAATCCAGATTAGGACTGCCAGCGAGTCCGACTCCAACTTCATCGTCAGGAGCGACGCAATCTCCAACCACCAGAGCACTTGGAAGAACAGCGGTGCGCTGGAAATCGACAACGTGGACGCGAACGGAAACCCAATCCCTCCCGTCCAGGAACTCAAGCACGACAACCAGTTCCTCATCCAGAGCTTCCAGCTGTGGAAAGACATCATTGCTACCCAGCTCGGACCGACCGTATCTAGCGGCTCGGAAGCTGCGACCCGTGAAGAAGTGCTCGCCGCGAACGAAGTAAAGGACGCGATCGCCAACACTTACCTGACCCGCGTCGCGGACTCCATCGAGGAAGTGTACCGCTGCGTGAACATGCTGAACGCCAAGGGTACGGACCGAGTGGTAATCCTCGGTGGCTACATCGAGAGCGTGAAGCGCAAGAAAGAAAAGGCGGAACTTGCCAGCCTCTACCAGCTCGCTAAGGAGGGCGGCGTGAACACTCAGGGCTTCGTGGTCCAGATGCTCGCAATCGCGGACCTCCCGAAGTCCACCAAGATGCAACTCGCGGCAACGTTCAATCAGGACCCGTTCAAGTCCCCGCAGGTGCTCCAGTTGCAGGCGACAGTCCAGCAACTCAACAAGACCATCGAACAGCAGAACACGCAGATCGCACTGCTCCGCTTGCAGGCTACCCAGCGTCTCGAACGTCAAAAGGAATTTATCGACTCCACCGAACGTACGAAGCGTCTCGAAATCGCCCTCAAGCAGTGGACCGAAGAACAGAAGCAGACTCAGGAAGCACGCATGGCTGTACTTCAGGACTGCCTCGCGAAAGGCGACTACGCTGGCGCGATCCGTACCATCGAGGAAATCAAGACGGAAAGCACTCCGCTTATCTCGGACCAGATTATCAACGAGGGCGCCAACGCTTTTGCGGACGAGAACAACCGCTCCGTGCAGGAGGCTCTCGCCGAGACAGCACAGCCCGCCCCGAACGTGGTGCCGATGCCGAACCAGCAGGCTGCTGGATATAACGCCACTGTGCCACATGAGCAGGTGGTAAAACAGAACTCGAACGTGACCGCTCCAATGCCTAGACCGGCGGTCACTACGTTCAATGACGCATAGGAGGACTTATGACTGCTAGAGGACAAGGCGCAGTAAGCGGTGCAATGGCTGGGGCTAAGAGTGGCGGATGGGTCGGTGGACTCATTGGAGGCGCACTCGGTCTCATGCAGGGCGACAAGGCTCAGGGACAGCTCGACCAGCAGAACATGCAGAACGCTTGGCAGCAGGGTCAGCAGGAAATGGCTGACATGCGCAACGGACTTGAAATGGATGCCAACGACAGGGCGTTGATCGCCAGTGCAGTCGATGGCGGTTACGGAGGTTACTAATGGCAAGCCTTACACACTATGTACAGAAATACATTACTGACCCGCTCGGGCTTACGGACCGAAACGCGGGCAAGCGTGCTCAAGACGCGATGAACGCTGGACAGAAGCACGGGGACGAACAGCTCGACTCCGACCTCAGCGACTCGTTCAATGCGCTCCGTTCCGCATCCGCAGGGCGCGACTTCGGCGGACTTCTCGACGACTACGACCAGACCATGCAGGACGCGCAGAACAGCATGGCAACCGCTGGCGGTATCGCTCTCGACCAAGTTGGCGCTGGCAGTGCGGACAACGTTGAGAAGTACCTGAACCCGATGATGGACCAGATGCTCGCCAGAACCAATCAGGCTATGCAGGGCAACGCTGGTGCATCCCTCCAGTCCAGTGCTACGAACAAGAACATCAGCAACGCGGTGGCAAATCAGGCTGGACAGCTCTGGCAACAGGCTTTCGGCAACGCTATGGGCGACGCTGGCAACAACCTCAACGCGGCATCCAACTTCGGCAAGAGCGCGACGAGCACCGCCGGACTCGCCGGACAACAGCTCACTGCCGACATGCAACCGATGGAAGACCTCCTTAGCTTGCAGAACGACAGGGCTATGCAGAGATACGCAGCGAACACCGGCATGACCCAAGCCAACATGCAACTGGCTGGTCAGAAACAGACTCTCTTGTAAGGAGGAACTATGGGACGTTTTGCACTTAGAGAATTTAGCACCCCGCAGTACGCGGGCTACATTCCGCCGGAAACTGACCCAGAGGGCAGACCCGTACAGCAGTTGGAAAAGTTCGCCACTTTCCTCAATGAAATTCCGTGGTTCAAGAAAGGCGACGACTCCCAGTCCGAACAAAGTAGCGCGGACGGATTACTCCAAGGTTCAACCGCTGGAGTCACTGACGACGAAGTAGAACAAGCTGTTACGGATAAACTACTCAAGGGAGTTGAACCCGAACAAGGTATTAGGGACAAAGTAGAGGGACCCGCTCCACTCGGTCAGGACGTTACGCTACAACTCATGCGTGGCGCGGGAAGCGACGTGGACCAGTTCAGACAAGCTCTCAACTTGGCTCTCGACAAGCGTGAAAAGGAAAGACAGTTGTTCGACATGATGCCTCGTCAGGACATCTGGGACACTGCAACTGCTGGCGAACAACGTAACCAGAAAGAGACTCCGAGACCGAATACCGCAGACCCGAACTCCGTCAAGGAATGGCAGAAGTTCCTCAAGGTAAAGGTCGATGGCAACTGGGGACCGAAGTCTCAGGCTGCCTACGACAAGTGGGCAAAGACCTACAACGGAGGCGTATAATGGCACAAGTACCGTGGGGCATCGCGCTCCCAGAACCCGAACCGACTCGGGACGACTTCACGTACACTGGTCCGTACCGCGAGGATGCGGTCGTCGCAGGTGGCGCTCCGAACAGAAGTGCTCCCTCTCCGACACGCGCTCCGGCTAATCCGACCCGTACAGCAGGGACCCAGCAGAACCCGAACTTGGACCCTATCCAAGCACCGAACTATGGTACCGAACTCTCCGCACCGATGGTGCTGAAACCGCCAGTGCAGAAGAACAGCCTCGGTATCGAAATCAAGGACCCGCCCAAAGAAAAGGCTACGACTCCGCCACACGCCAAGAGCGGTACTGGCAAGGCTACGCCTCCGCAGGCTCCCGTCGCGCCTCCGAAGTCCGCCATGACTGAACCATACAAGCCGACTGCACCCGCAGAACAGCAGGCACAGGACCCGCAGGGGTTCAATCCCGCGACTGCTGGCTGGTTCGACAAGGGCGCAGAAGAAGAGACTGCACCGCAGGCTCCCGCAACCGATCCGCACCGCTCGCTTCTCGGCGCACTGATGGGCT